TAAAGACTATTGATAAATGACTCCGGCAGAGTTTGCCGCCATGCAGGCGGGATTGGATCCAAGAGCTTATTATCAAGATCCTTATGCTGCCGCGCGTGCTGGTTTAGTTGACCCTGAGTCTCTTCCTTCTCGCGGCGCCACTCCTATTTTTTCCGGTATTCCTAGTCCTCCTGGACCCGGAATACGTGAGCAGGCGACGGAAATTCTTGGTAAAGGAAAGCAAAAGCTTAGGGAGGGAAGAGTAGCTGCACAAGATTTCTTAAAGCGCTATCCACAAGCAGGTGGTTATGCCCGCTTAGGCACTGCCGCTCTCGCAGCTACTCCAGCCCTTCGCACCTCCATAGAAGAACTTCAGGAGGGTCGTCCTCTTGGTGCTGTTGCAGCACTTGCTCCCGCCGGCTTATCTGCCGCTGGTGCGGCAATGCTTGGCAAGGGTGGGCTACCTGGAACCGTACTTAGCCTAGGTCTTATGGGCCTCGGTGCTATTCTCCCAGGTGCTACAGCCTCTGGTGCTGAAGCAGTCAAACGTAAAGCAACAGGTGAACCAACCACAGGCAAAGAAGATTTTGCGAATCAACTTGCCAGAGCGCGCCAGATCGACGAGCTTGGTACAACAAGGTTTCGCAATAACATGGGAGTAATTACCAGTGGCGCGATAGATCTGCAGAAAGCTATTTCAGATCAATCTTACTTGGATTTACAACGTAAACTTCCAATCATCAACCAACTCAACAACGCAGCCCTGGTTCGACAGCAAGCTCTGCTTAACACACAAAACCAAGGTTACCTACAGCAAGGCATGTTAGCAACGGCAGGTGCTCTTGCCCAGGGAGCACAACAAGGCAATTATGGTTTAGTTGCAACTGCTCTGACTAACAACCCTTACGCAGGCGCCACCCTGCAAGCACCTCAAATTAGGTTTGGTTGATCATGGCACAAAATATTTTTGGCCTTGGCATTAACACAACGCCCCCTTCGCTGTATGTAAACTATGGCGAAAACCTTAATATGCAAGGTCTCGCTAATCAGTTAAATCAACAGCAGCTTGCAGGACGCTACTCTTCTGTTATTAATCCAGAAGAAGTCAAACAATACAAAGAAGCCTTTGGCGATGAATATGGCCCTTTAATTTATTGGGGGGAAATGAACAAACGTCGTGAAAGCGATCCTCAACGCCTTAAGGAACAGCTTGAAATCCTTGGTCCTTACATGAAGGATGTTGCGCGTGAAAGGCAACGTCTTGGTATGGAATCCAATGTTTTCGCCGGCCTTATGAATCTGCCCAACAAGTGGCAGGAAGCGATGTCAGAGAAGTATAGATTCTCTGGGCCAATTGTAGATATGATTAAGCAAGGTTCTCAGCGCACTGTTGCTAATCCATTTGTAAATCGTCAGTACATCAATATCTAAGATGACTTTCTTTAATAATCCTATTTTTGGTATCGACGCTGGCGGCGCTTTTGGCCAGACAGGTGCCAACTTAAGCGGTAGTCCGTTTGGTGGTCCTGCTCTAAATGTTGGTGGGTTTGCTGGTGCCAATGCAGGATACGGTGGTATGGGAGGCGGGCTTGATTTGAATCGCGCCAGTGGCATTTTGGGCCTTGCCAACATGGGCCTTGGCATGATGGGAATGAGTAATACAAATCGCTCTTTTGAACAGATGCAACAGACCGGTGGTCTGATGCGTGATATTGACTTTGGCACTAATTTATTTGCTCAAAATAAAGATATCTTTGAGCAGAAAGATGCTCCCCGTTGGTCCGCAAAGTTTCAGGTCAACGATCCTAATTTTCGTCAATATGAAATGAGACAAAAGATCATGAATCCAGGTCTCGCTGGTCGTTACTCTGCGTTTGTAGCGTAGATTGAATTCAGATAGAATATTCACATTGGACCAGGTAGACGATTAAAATGGCTTTTGATATAGGAGGATTATTTGGAGGCGGGCTAGGGGGTGCGGCCGCTGGCTCAGCCTTTGGGCCGATTGGTACGATTGCCGGAGGTATTCTTGGGGGGCTCGGCGGTGCATTTGGAGCCGGAGGCCCTCAGGGTTATCAGATGACTCCGCTTCAAGAGGATCTATCCTCTTATGGGCGTAAACAAGTTCGTGCTACCAAAGGGCGAGAGGAGGCTATTGAAGAGCAGTTTAAATCTCTTCTTGATTCAGGTAATCGTGGAGCTGCAGAAGCTTTTCTTGAGTCTTATCGGGATCGTTTTTCTAACCCCAAATTTATTGAACGCCGCCTAGCTAAGAGCTATTCAGAACCGATTGATTTTACCCGTGGCGGATTCCAAAGTGTTGCCGATCAGTTATATAGAGAGCAAGGATTAAATTACTCTTCGCAAGATTTTGGTAATTTTGTAGAGCGGGCCAAAGGCCTGGGCATTCGCAGTCCACAGGCATTTGGGGATATGCTCAAGAGGGAATTGATTTCTTCTGGAAAGGTTTTGACACCACAACAAGAAGCTTTCCAGGATTTCTATGGTAAAGCTGAGCGGGACGCTAGCGGTAAACTTACCGGACGCTACGGCTCCCCGGTTGAAAAAGTTAAAAGTCTTTCTTATCAATACGGAGCTTAATAGTAATGGCTAAAAATTTTAAACTAAGCTGGGAACAGAAACAAGCCAGAGATGCGCTTGGTATTAAAAAAGTTAATAAAAAACGTGAACTCGATGCTATTAACGCATATATTACAGGACAACAAAAAACCGCACCTCAGCAGGCCCCTGTTTACAGTGGTGGTGGGGTCGAGAATCCTACACCTGCAAATACCGGTGGCGCTTATCCCTGGGACAAGTATCAAGCCTTACAGGAAAATATTGCAAATATTGGAGCCAATGCCACTATTAGCTCTGCTGGTATTCGAGCTGATGCCGATAAAGAGGTTGCAAAAGCCTATTCCGACGCGCAACGCTATAATTCTGAGCTGAGCCTTGAGGGCCTTAAATATGCTTCTGATACTGAATCAAAGTGGCGACAGGCTATTGCAAATATCGAAGTCAAGGGCAAGCTGGATCTTCAACCCATCATTAACGCTGGTTTAGAACGGGTCGCAGGTATTGGCGCTGAGGCAAGTAAAGCGGTTGCTGAAACTACTGGAAAGTATAACCTCCTGTCAACCAAGGAACAAACAGCGGCTCAAGAACGTATTGGTAAAATGCAACTTGCAGGTTCTATGTATGGCTTGATTAGTGCAGCTTTTGGTTAGTTGTGGTTAAAATAGGTACGTAACCCAAGAGTTATTACCATGAGTGTCATAGACCCTTTAGCTCCCGTTGTGGGGCCTCTTGCACCTCCATCTACCGTTCCTACTGGCCAATCTGAGGAAGACGACTATTTAAGCCAGTTTAATATCGATAGATTCCAGACTCTTCTTGATAAACTGGAAGGCTCGAAAGGCCGTCAAAAGCGTCAAGAATCCCTGGAATCTCGCCGTAACATCTTTGCTCAAGGCCTTGCCAGCATGATGAGCAACTTCTGATTACTAAGGAGACATAAGCCATGACCAGTAGCGTGCCTACAGGTCAGACCGACGTTGATGATTGGTTTGATCTAGATAAATATAAGCAAGCTGCGGAAGTGGCTTATAGTTTCTCTAAGAAGAAATTAGAAGATGCCGGCACCCAAGAACGCGAAACCATTGGTAAAGGTGCAGAAGAACAGCGAACATCTTCCGCCCAAGAGCAGCAATTCAAGCAAGAAGACGAAGCCCGAGATTACGGGCAGGCGCAACGAGCTTATCGATATTAAGGTATTCGACCAGTGGGTCGACAACCTTAATTCTGCTGAACAAGAAGCCTTTACCAGTTTCGCCTCAGAGACGTTTTCAATTATTGAGTGCTACCTCTACGCTCGGTTCCTTGGGTACAGAGGTAGCATTGTTCCATGTGAACACTGGGTAAAGAAGTATTACCCTAAGCCGGATCATCGCAAGAAGCTCCTTTATGAAATTGAGCAGATGCAAGAGGATATCCGCAAGTTACGGGACGACGTTGATAACGGTGTTGTCAAACGTGATGCAGGGGTTGCTCGCATTGCCGGCATGCAAAAAGAATTGCGTGGCACGATCGCTCAGATTGAGCAATTTACTTCCAATCGTGATCGTAAAAACTTGTTGATGGTTGGAGCAGACCGTGCCATTCGTGAGTTGATGGTGATCTTTAAAGACGACCCAATTGAAATCCCCCTGGAAGAAGCTTCGATGAGCGTCTGGGCAAAGATGCAATATGAAGAAAGCTGACTTAAAATAAAGCCATGAACCCATCACCACAGGCACAATCTGCACCAGATGAACGTCTTGCTGGCGGCATGATGAATATTGTTCAGCAGCTCCAGAAAAATCGCTTTGGTGGTGTTCGTCGTTTGCAGGGCGCTCCTATTGGTGGCGAATCACCTGCTTCAGAAGGCGCCGAAGTTTTGACTGCTATCCGCAATAGTCGACAAAATGAGCAAGAACAAGATGCCGCCAGAACTTCTGGAGCATTTCAAAAAGAAAGAGGCCAAGAACGAGGACGGCAGCGAGATGACCGACAAGGAAAAGCGCAAGGCCGCCCTGGACAAGGCTCGCAAGTACAAGGAACAGAAGAAGAAAGACAACAAAGGCGACAAATGAGGTAGCATTCAGTAATACACTGAACAATACCTATTGTGCCTACTTATCAACACCTTGCATACAGACGTAACGCACAGGCTGCTGCACGTAGGCAACAGATTCGTGTTCCGCGAAATCTTGAATCCCTGGAAAAAGCAAGGGAAGATTTCGGTTTCTTTTGCGATTATGTAGCGGATAAGCCTCCCGCTAGGCACCACGAAGAATGGCATCGGTACTTTGTCACAGGTGAAGACAGTAATTGTCTTCTGAAGATTGCTGGTCCAAATGTCGATCTACTTGCTCCCCGTGGATCGGCGAAGAGCACAGTCCTTGGTTTGTTTACTGCCTGGGCGATTGGTATTCACACCATGGCCCAGAAACCTTTACAGATTCTTTATCTGTCCTACACGGTTGATATTGCGCGTTCCAAGTCAGCAACCATCAAACGCATCATTGAAAGCAAGCGATATCAAGAAGTCTTCCCAAAAGTTCGTTTACTCAAAAACGTAACCAGTAATGAGTACTGGTCCATTGATCATAAGTTTGCTGGTATTGACACCACCGGTGAGGAACAATTTACACTTTGTGCTGCTGGTCTCAAGGGTTCTGTGACCTCCAAGCGTTCTCACCTTGTGATCATTGATGACGCCATCAAGTCAGCAGCAGATATTTCTAACCCTGACATCCGTAAACAGATGCAGGAGAACTGGAATGCGGTGATTGCTCCTACCATGTTTGAAGGAGGCAGGGCGATCTGTCTTGGTACTCGCTTCAGGCATGACGACATTCATGCAACGACTTTCAATCCACAGAACAACTGGATGCAGATTGTATTGTCTGCGATCCTCAATGATCCCAGTACTGGGGATGAGATGTCGTATTGGCCAGAGATGTGGTCACTGGATTACTTGAAAGAGAAGAAGAGACAAGCGCCTATAGCCTTTTCGTTCCAGTACATGAACCAGGTGATTAGGCAGAATGAGCTGTCGCTTGCACCTGAGCTGATCGTCAAAGCTGAGATCTCGACAGAGTTCGACACTTTGGCAATCGGGGTTGACCTGTCTGCCGGCACAAAAGAAAAGAATGATTACACCGTCATGGTGTTAGGTGGTCGTATTGGTGATCAAATTCATGTTATTGATTACCGCCGGCTACGCGTCATGGGCAACCTTGAGAAGCTGGATGCACTTAAGGAACTGCTTAATGATTGGTCAATTATCGGCCGAGATGAAAACGGTAACTACTTCCCGACTTACTCCACGTGCGACATTTATTCAGAAGCTGTACAGTACCAGGCTTCTCTTGAATCAGACTTCAAGCGTGTCTGTTTGAATAATGAGAATCTTTACAATTTAAACTGGCATCCAGTCAAAGGTTTCCGCGCTGACAAACTGGCGCGTTTCCGTGGTTGCATGGGCCTATTTGAGGATCGTAAAATCATCTTTAATCGTTACCGTAACTTTACTGCAATGTTCGAAGAGCTGACTAACTTTGGAGTTAGCAGCCACGACGATTGTGTTGATGCTCTTGTTTGGATGATTAACGGTTTAATGCGTAAAGGAAAACTGCAAGTTGATTACTGACTTTAGAATTAGAAAAAGCCTAGTGTTGGGTCGTGGGTCCAGAATACATCGCCATCGGCATAACTGCTGTTATATCAGCCGTCACTGGCGGTAGCTGGGTAGCCGGGAAAATTCTTTCTCGTCAGAGCGAGCAAGTACAACGGGCGTTTGACTACATCGGATCCCAGAAAAGAAGGATTGACGTTTTGGAAGACGACTTGAAACGAATGCCTCTTGAATACGTTCTTAAGGTTGACTTCCTAAGAGAAATCCAGCAGATGCATGATAACTTTACTCAAATCAACGCTAAGCTTGATAAACTAGTCGAAAAGCTTCTCGACGCAAAATGAGTTACATCCTTGAAGTCCAAGAGGACGAGAACGGAGATCAATACATCGTTCTTCCTGATGAGGTAACCGAGGAGCTGGGTTGGGAAGAAGGAGACGTTCTTAACTGGGATGTTCGTGGTGCTGGGATTGTAATTTCCAGGGTGAATGATGCGGCTGGATACGAGGTTATAGAGGATTAAGATAGAAAGATCAAGGAGATAAAAGATGCGCTACTTAAGTCAGCCAGGTGGTTTTTATGGTACGGGCCTTGGTAATAACATGGCTTTTCCTGGTCCCGGTCAGCTTTCTACAGATGTACTGGCTGCCAATATCCCAGGCGCAGGGGCCAGTAGAGGCTTTGGTGGGCCAGCACAGCTTTCAACGGACGTGATTCAAGCCAATGTCCCAGGGGCTTCGTTCCTAGCGGGCAATCCAAGTTTTGATATTCAGCGTGGTCCAGGAGCACTTGGTGGGCGCTCCGAAGAGCAGATCCGACGCTTGCAACAAAGCATGCCAGAGAATAAGCAGCTGCTTGAAGAGATGCGTCGTCGTGGAATCACTCCTGGCGGTGGCCCACAACTTCCTTTGGCTTATGGCGGGGGTGGCATGGCACCCATGGGTAACGCAGGAGCCTTAGCAGCTGGTTTCCAAAATGCCACTGTTTATTGATCCTGAATCTGTTAGTATTCATTCAAGCGGAGAGAAATAGTTAATGGCGAACGCTAAAGCCCGCCTGCAGGAAATCATCAATGCCTATCTCGATAAAGATAGTGACATTGTTGTAGATACGGGCATTGTTGCGTCCCATATTGCTCAGATGAAACTCTTTGGTATTCGCCAAGGGGTTGAGTTTTTCCCTTCCCAGGACAACTTCGGTGCGCAACGCAAGGACTTCCTTGACCGCGTGATGAAGTACAACAAGATGGATACACGCCTGGATTCCATCTGGGAGTATTTCTTGTGTGATGGCAAAGGTCTTTTTTACATCCGTCCTACTAAAAACAACTACCGCCTCTACTATTTTCGCGAGCACGAGTATCGTGCCTATTACAACGTTGATGGCGAGTTGGATGAAGTTGTAGTCATCTACAGTTACAATGTTCGTCGGGGCAATGGTTTTGGCGATCAAATCAATACAACGAATCTGACCGGCAATCAGAGCACGTACAGTCCTGGCGCCAAGCGATACATCAGGCTTTCGATCAAAGCAACCGAAATCGAAGAGACGCATTCGGATTCTGAAATGAATTTCGACATGCCTTCCTATGCCTTGACAGGCACAACAAAAGAATTAACCAATAGCCTTGGCTTTATTCCATGCGTTGAAATTCTTAATAACCCTCAAGGATTCTCAACAGAGGGTGTCGGTGAGTTTGACGCAATGGCAAACCACATTTGCACGCACGATGACCTGATGCGCACGATGCGAAAGAACATCACGTTCTTTGGTAATCCAACGCTTCTTTCTTCTCGTCCCAAGACAGACCTCATGGAATCTGGTGGGGAGGTCAACATTCAGCGTCCTTCTATCGCAGCGAATTCCGGCTTCACAAGCCCATCACCGATGAGTCGTTCCATGTTTAAGGCTGATCCTGTCAGCCGTGGGATTGACGGTCAAATCCGTGTACCACGCGTCATTGCCAACCTGGAACCAAACGATCGTGTTGGTTACATTGTTCCAGATGCTATTACCGGTGACCAAAACGCATTTGCACGTCAGTATCGCGAAGAGATCCGCACTGCTCTTGGTGGTGTTGATGAGCTTTCCATCTCTGCTGGTGTTACCGCAACTGAGTACAAGTCTCTCTTTGGTCGCGTTGCCGCAACATCAAAGAAAAAAGCGAATGCCATCTACACCCATGGCATCTGTCGTTGCCTTGAACTGATTATTTATCAAGAAGAACAGCTATTCAAGTCAACACTTGCGGCAGCTGCTGGTATAGAAAAGCCTGTGGCACTTAGCCCCAATGCATCACCGGAAGAAGAAGCTGGATATCAGGAAGCAATGAAGATGTATAACGACCGCTTGAGGAAGATTATGATGGCCTGCATTGAGACCCAGATGATTCCGCCAGGTGTCATGGGTCTTATTCCCGATGGAGATGTTACCGTTCTTTGGCGCTGGTTAGGCCCTGTGTATGAGGATTCAACCCAAGATATCCTCAACAACTCAATTGTTGTACGAAATCTGCAAGAATTAGGTGTTGATAGCATTGAAGCATTGAAATACCTCTTCCCGTCTAAGACGGATGAGGAGCGGGCCGAGATGTTATCTGGGTTCCCTTTCAGGATGGTGAACGAACTACAGGGTGCATACTCTGCGTTTGCCAGGTTAGTGGGGGGCATGATGCAGACCCCCCACCCGCAAGCACCGGATCTTCCGATGGCTGCGGACCCAAGATTGGATCTAACGCCATATCTGTATCGAACTTTAGAAGCTCTACAAAAGGAGATGAGTTATGCAGGACGCTACCGTCCAATCGATCCCACAGACGAGCCCGACTCCGGCAGCGGTGGCTCCCAGCAGCTACGTGGTGGCAGCACCCAGCAGCTACCAGGCAGCTCCGGCTCAGGCTCCAGTGGCAGCACCGGTCCAGTATCAGGTGGGTACCAGCTACCCCCAAGCGGTACCTCAGGCGGCCCCCAGCTACCAATCCGCCCCGTCTCAGTACGCCCCCCAATCCCCATCGGAGAGTCAGGGCAACCCATGGGAGTCGGCGTTCAACAAGGTGGTGAGCCTGTTGAGCGCACCAGTTCAATCCCCGTTCCAGGGTCAACCATATCAGACGACTCAGTACGCTCCAGCCAATTACGGCCAGCAAGCTCCCCAAGTTACGCCACAATCGGCTCCGCAGACTTGGCAAGCCAACCAGACATACTTGCCCAACTCTTCCCAAACCTCCTCGATGCTCTACGGGGAGGCAGCGCGCCAAGCCCACGCGGAGGTGAACAACGCAATCGCCGAGTACCTGGAGCTAAGCCCCGAAAGTAAGCACGTCATCAATGCTTACGGCTGGAACTCGCCTGCCATCCTTAACAATTATGCTCTTCAACTGGAAGGCATGCTGGATAGTGCAGTTGCCTGGGGCACCCAAGCCAAAGGTCTGATCGAAGGCTACGCTGAGTTCGCAGTCAACGAGCACCAAGAGAACCTGGCTTACAACGAAATCCTGACGAACCCTGATGTTCTCAGCGATTACACCCTGAAGTTCTTTGGTCCTGAAGGCCCGTACCCCGTGTACGAAAGCGAGACCGAGCTGGAAACCCCTGGTTATCGCACCGAAGCAGTGAACCCGATGATGGATCAGTTCCCTGCTCCTCCTTTTGCAGCTGCTCCTCAACAGCCTCAAAACTTCTGGGGCACCTTCAAGCAACAGATGGATGTGGATCCCAGCCAAGCCTGGCGTATTCTGAACCAAGCTCAGCCTCAAGTTGTTGCAAACAAACTGTTTGTGATGGAGTGAAGCGATGCGTAATCGCTATAAGCTAGGTGTACCTGCTGCAGCTGGTTTGCTGACCGGCGGGTACGCCCTTTCCCAAGGCGAAGATCCAGGTTCTGCAATTCTTGCGGGTACTGCAGGAGCTTTAGGTGCAGGAGGCGCTATGCTTGCTGCACGCGACGTGATCACTCCACGCATTGCCGGTAAGTATGGCAAGATAGTTAGCGGTTTGGAAAACGTGGCGGACAAGATCGACACCAAACGTCTTAATCTGCCAGCCGAAAGAGAAGAAGGATTACGTTCACGCGCTCTTCAAGGCCTTTCCAATGCGGTAATTTCTGCGGGAGTAGCCGCGGAGAAATACGGTACTCCGCGTAACCTTTTGAAAGCTACCGCGGCCGGACTTGTTCCTGCTGCCGCACTTACCGCTGGTCTTGGTGGTGTAGCACTGGGTGCCGTGCCTGGTGCAATGGGCGTTCCGGGCTTCCAGCAAGGAGGGGCTATTGATCCCGAATCTTACGGTTCGAGCAACTTGCGTTCGATGGGAACGCCAACTATGCAGTACGTGTAACGTTTTAAGTTCACTACCTGCTAAAATTTGTGTTAGATAAGACACACGTGTCTTTATCTTTCACCCGATAAAAACACTGACACTGGAGGATAATCTAAGTGTTTATTGACAATGATTTCCCTAAGATTTTAGGGGCAGAGCTATACCGCCCTCATCCCGCATACATCGCGGAAATGGCCGTGGAACCGGTTGATTGACAGCCGCCTTTTTGAGTAATCAAAAAGTGAACACCCGGTGAATTGCTGGAAACCCTTCACCTTAAGGTTTGGTCCCTACAACGTAACTGGTAACAGTAAGCGTGAATGGTTAAAAAGATCAAGCTTATGGGGCAATCAGCAGCCAAGTTTCTTAGGAATAAGAAGAAGGTTCATCGACTAGGGTATACAATCCAGAACGGATTATGAAACCCATTAGCGCCGGGGCTCCCAATAACGAACATAGTTTTTAAACTTACGTTCGATATAAAGGTTGGAATCTCCGTAAATTGCATGTATTGCATTTGCGTCTCGAATGTAACCAGAAAGATGGAACAAGTTTTTATTGTTTTTGGTTACTTCTGATTTAACAGGAAGAATAACCCCGCTTATTTCTTCTATCCAGCCTTGAAGCTGAAAGGCAAAACATTCAGAGGCAGTGGTTACTTTAAACCTTCGTTCTGTTACTGATCCATCTCCGTCCCAGACGCCCCTGATAAAGTCCTTTTTAAAGTCCTTGAGACCGCAGTTAATTTTTAGAGTATGTGATTTGTTAGGGGTTATACCTAATTTCATCAAATCATTTACTAAAACTTTTCTGCTAAGCACCAAAATCTTTTGGGGATTACCTTTAATTCCTTTAAGCGTTGGAACCTTATCTTTCAAAGCAGGTGCGCCTGCCCCCAAGAAAGATCTAAATTTTTCAAGGATATCTGCATCATCTGCTTTTAATGCAATACGTGCAGCTGTTAAACGAGGACTTATGTTCCCATCCGAAGCAAGTAAACCTAAAAAGTATGCCTTATCAGGAGAATCAATAGACTGAAAATATCGGTCGTTGTATTCCATAAACGAGTAAATTTTTCCTGTTTTGGTTTTACGTTTTCCGGTTGTTTCGAAGTACGAGGGGATGCCAAACAGCTTTCTAGCTTTGTAGAATGTGACCATACAGACTCCTAATTCTTTGGCCGCATCTACATCTGACATGCGAGAAGCAAAGTTTTCAACTGTTTCTTGAGAAAGTGTCATTTTTGGGAGCAAGATATAGTCAGTGCCCTAGGGATGAGAAACCTAGGGAGCTGCATGGAGAACATGCTAGCACGTGTCGTCCACGACTTCACTCGTCAGCCTGGTCAAACCGTTCAGTTAGACCGCTATAAGTTCTGGGGTACCCCTGGTACTAAGGACAGCCGTGAGCGTATTGCCGATCAAACCATCGGTACCGCCAACAGCCGTAACATCACCAAGGAGAAAGTCCTGGTGGTGCTTAAGGAGTACACTGGTCCTGCAGATCCGGGTGATCCGACCCAGCCTTCGACCTTCAAGATTGCGCGTGAGACCCTGATTACCGCCCAGCGTCTTCTGCTGGACACCGGTAACCTGAATATGTTCCACCAGTCGATCGGTAGCCTGACGCTGCTTGACGACTATCGCCGTTGGCGTGACCGCGTGTTCATCGACGAACTCGCCAAAGCTGAAGCCAATGGTGCTGCTTCTACCTCCCAGGGTGGTTACTACTTTGCTGGTGGTAAGACCAAGGATTCCCAAGGTCGTATTTCCTACACCGGCACTGAGTACGGCAATGAAGTTCAGCAGTTCCAGGTGAAGACCGACCTGCTGACCATTGTTAAGGATCTGCGCAAGCGTAACGTTCCGACCTTCGCTGATGGTCTGTATCGTTGCATCTGCGATCCTACCTTCATGATGCACCTGCGTCGTGATGCTGACTTCCGTGAGATCGCCCGTTACGCTGGTAATCCTGGTCAAGGCATGTACATGGGTAACCCCATGATGCCTAACAATGCCAGCTTCTACATGGGTCCCCAAGCTGGTCAGGGTTACTTCCTGGCTGGTGAGCCTGTGATGCCGACTGGTGTTCAGTTCGAAGGCGTGAAGTTCTTCGAGTCCACCAACTTCCCGACCAAGAATGTGACCGCATCTTTTGATGGTGGTTCCAGCTATGCTTCTCAGGAAGTGGCTCAGGGTTATTTCTTCGGTCCTCAGTCGATCGGCGTGGGTATCGGTGGTCCGAACGCCCAGGTGCTCATCAACAACAACGATGACTTCAGCCGCTTCATCATCCTGATCTGGCAACTGTACGCTGGCTTCGAGATCTTGAACAAGGACTTTGTGACCACTGCTTATAGCTTCGTGTCTGACGACGGCACTGTTTGATAACAACATAAAACCACAACATAGGAAAAGATAAATGACCTATTTGTCCGCTAAAAAGATCTACCCAGGCAACTGGGCAGAACCCCTGAACGGTTGGTACAAGAACATTGATACCGACGACAACGGCAGTAATGATAGCTCCAAGGGCGGCCCCACCTCTGTACTGGCCCTCCCTGGCTATCGTTACTTCCAGCAGCGTGGTTACGTGCCTGTGACCGCTACCTCCGGCGCTGGCGCTGTGGCTTCGGCCGACGTAATCGTTCCTTCCCCTTATCGGAATGACGACACCCGTACCGACATCACCGGCATGGTGATCTCTGGTAGCAGCACCCTGCCTGCTTACGTGTACCGCACCACTATCTCCGTGGCTTCTGGCTGGGGTGACGGTCGTGTGGCCTCTGGTGTGTATGCTGCCACCGGTAACGTCATCTCCTTCGGTCGCAGCAATGGTGGTAGCCCCACCGCTGCTTCTGGCGTAGGCGAAGGTGTGATCCAGGCCAACCTGACCTCGACCGTGTCTGGTACCCAGGCTGGCGAGATCTTCTTCGCTGCTGGTTCCGCTGGTTACGGCACTAATCCATTCCTGACCGCTACCGGCGCTGCAGGTGTGTCTGGTGCTGTAGTGAACTACTCCGCTACCGCCGCTACCACCCTGAAGGTGTTTGCCAAGGAGACTGCGAACAGCACTTCTACTTCTGGTGGTTTTTACATCTCCAGTGGTGATGCTGCTGGTGGCCGCACTGGTTATCTGGTGGTTGAGTGCTGCTACATCCAACCTGATGTGGCACCTGGCTACGAAGACATTGATGGCTACCTGCTTGGCCGCACTGTCAGCTGATTAGGTTAAACTAAGACCAGTGTAATTCTGGTCTTATGACAACCACTGCAGCAATGCTTTATCAGCACAAAAAAACAGGCGCAAGAGTCAAGATTGTAAGTGAATGGGATAACGGCGATTGGTTCATGGTCGAAGATCAGGACGGTCGCCTTTATACCGCATACAAGACTGAGCTTACGCCTGATGAAGCCGCCACCAAAACGGTAAAAACGCTTCAGGTAAAAGATAAAGCTGCAAAGGAAGAACCACGTACTTTTCCCCCGGACAACCGTTTAAATATCAATTCAGCTACCCCGCAAATGATCGCTGATCATATCAAGGGTATTGGATTGAAAACAGCCCGAGAGATTAAAGATCTTCAGATGTCCTTATCGGGTGAAAGGTTCAACAATCTCGAACAACTGCGACAGATCCGTAGGGTTGACTGGGACGCCGTGATTGCTGCTAATTTAATCAGGGTTTGATTACACTCTTCTCCTTACCAAGCCCCTGGGAAACCGGGGGTTTTTCAGTCTTACAATAAAAAGAAAAAGATATGACTATAGGACCTGCGCTATATTTAGGACGTGTTGGTTCCACTGGCACTTCCACGGCCCCACATGCGCATTGGGAAGTATTGAAGAATGGAAAGCGATTTCCTCTTTCCAAGGCACGTACTGATATTGGACAATACCTTCAATTCCGACTCCCTGGCAGTGAAGACTGGCAAGCTTTGTACTCAAAGCAAGCTGACAATTTTGTTTTAAATCCAGCAGCAACACTTACAAGTCCCATGGGCATGCGCGTGCATCCTGTCCATGGTGACCGAAGGATGCATGGTGGAGAAGACTATGGCTTGCCAGAAGGAACTCAACTGCGTTTCTTGGGACAAGGATCTGTTGCAACCCATGCCAATCGTGGTGGTGCAGGTAACGTTTCTAGTTTGCGCACTGGCCCATATGAATTACAAACATTTCATTTAAGTGAATTACCGGGTTCTTCAACAACACGTGGTAAAAATTTTGGGGATGCGTCCACAGTCCCTTCTGGCTCTAGCGTCGATCCAGAGGAGTTTTTATTGGGTTATTTACTTGGTACTGGCTTTACCGGTAAACCAAAAGAAAGTGCAGCCACTAAAATGAAACGTAACTTAATCGGTCAACTTCTTCAGCCATCAACTCAGCAAAATCCCCTGGATCTGCTGATGAGTCAGCCCAATCCATATCTTGGTTAGTTCAGTACATTTATAATGAGAAACATACGGAAGTAGGTTGTGCAACTCAGCGACTTCGATAAGAGTAGGGTCCGTTATCATCTGGGCTACTTCACGGTTTCTGTGCCGGCGGGTGACTTCGCGCGGCTTGAAGAAGCTATGAACACGGTCCCTGATTCGTACTTCTACGACAAGATCGTTATTCAGATCGGTCGCTGCGACACTGCCGAAAAGAAGACTGAAGTTGCTACTTCACCTTCTACCCGCCTTGAAAGCATTGCTGGTGACGTGGATCGTACGATCCGATCCAGCAATGCCAAAGAGGCACTCAAGGTTTGGGACGAGATTTATCTCTATGAAACCAACCGTTTAGCTAACATCCTTTACGTTCCCAACTACAAGGATCCGTTTCAAGCCAGATACCGTTACGAACGTTCTGGTGCTGAGTTTATCCAGAGTCTTCCAGGACCTGCCGACGTTTCAGTGGGTACACGTCTGTACCTACACGAGCTTTGGCGCTAGTATACAGTTGCTTTTTGCTGCTGGCATCATGGTTTCCCAATGGGATCCACTACCTTCTTTCGAAGAGCTAGATGCATATTACAAGTATGACCCAGAAACAGGGATTGTAACACTCAAAAGGATGCGCTGCAATTCAGACGCCAAACGAGTAGGGAAGCCTGTCGGGAATTTAAGGAAACGCAATAAGCGTTTAGTGTGGACAATAACGCATAAATACAAAGATCTATACTTAAGTCGTGTCATTTGGGTTTTGATGACACGAGAAGATCCCGGTGAGTTTATTGTTGAGTATAAAAACAGAAATGCTCAAGACAATACCTGGAACAATTTAAGACTTGCGACACGTCCACAGAATGCGGTTAATCAAATATTTGCAGGTTATTCACAAAGAAAAGACACAGGATTATATAGAGTTAGGGTAACGCTTGAAGGTAAACGAATTACGGTTGGAAATTTTAAAACAGAAGAAGAAGCTAAAAAAGCAGCCTTGAATGCCAAAAAGCTCTTTTACGGAGAGTTTGCGTGTCTTGATTTAGAATGTTCTTAATCAGGGAAGCCGTTGGTTCTCGTCTTTATTTGCATGAGGTTTGGAGGTAATTATGGCCCCAGGTAATCCTTTTGGTAATCGTATTACCAATGAAATTATGTACATGGCAAACGTCCTTGGACAAGGGCGTATTCCTTACATTGCTCCCAACTCAACATTAAAACCCAAGCCTAGGCAAGCTCCTTTCACCTCCCTGAGTAGTGATCAGCTTCCTGCAGGTGCTTATATGACCGAAGCTGGCAGGACATATGGAATCGATTCTGAACAGGTTGGTCGCTTGGGCGGCTACATGGACGAACGAGGCCGCATTTTTCTCCCTGCCAATAATCAAGTGAGGCCATCAAGCTGGGGTGCCTCTTCCTTTGGTCGTACTCAGCCCCCTGCAGCCGAACGTGCATATCAGGCCGAAAAGTCTCGTGTAGCGCAGATTACTGCACAAGATCCTGAACTTCAGCGTTACGAAGCAGCACGTAAGATTGCTGCTGCACCTGGCGCTACGCCAGAACAAGTTCAGTCTGCAGAAGATATTGGTATGCAGATGTGGGCTAAAGCCAATCCCCAACTTGCCGCTAAAGTACGCCCTGGTCAATTTGGGTACGATGCTATTCAGGGCTCTTTAGCTGGTCAAGCAGCTTCTCAGGGTTATGGTTATCGGATGCCTCAGCAAATGTTGATGACACCTCCTCCAGGTGTTAACGCACCTCAAGGCCTTCCGGGCGTCAGTTCCTTTGGTGCAACTTCCACCTACGGCCAACAAGGTCTGCAGATTGATCCAGAGATGGAAAAGAAATTTCAGGCTCTTCTTAACCAAGCACAGAAGTAATATCCTTGGCGGCGCATAGCGCGTAAGTCCAACCTGCTGGACGCGAATCAATGATTCATGGAGGCCAGTGTTGTTGCTTTAGAACCATGATCCTTTGTCCCAATTTTGTTAAACGTCTGACGACCAAGCTTGGTATTATCTTTGCACTGCAAGCTGTTTTTATTCCTGGTCTCAAGGCAAGTTCAAATTGGGTAGGAGCATAAACCCATGGCAGATCGTTCCTTCTACGAAAAGTTTAGGCAGACCCCCGAAGCACAGGGTTTGCTTCGTATGCTGCGCTTTGCAGAAGGAACAGAACGCGGTGGGCCGGACTCGTATCGCGTCATGTTTGGTGGTTCGTTAGCACCAGACCTGAAGCAACATCCGGACAAGGTAATGAAAGGGAGAAGCACTGCAGCAGGTGCTTATCAATTCCTGACGCGAACTTGGCAGCAACAACAGAAGAAACTTGGCTTAGGTTCTTTTGGCCCGGTTGAGCAGGATATTGCTGCGCTCGATCTTGCTCGTCAGCGAACCATGGGATTGGGCGGCCTTTCTTATCTGCAAAAGAAAGGGCTAACACCTGAATTTGTCGCTGCTTTAGCACCCGAATGGGCATCTTTACCTACGCGGGAAGGTAAAAGTTATTACGGACAACCTGTCAAAAGTTATTCAGATCTTCAGAAAACGTACCAACAGGGCATGCAGCCTTTATCAGGCGATCAAGCTCAGGGTGCAGCAAAAGAACAAGACATGTCTTCTTCTGGTTTGTTCCAGGGTTTTATGTCAGCTGTCCTTAGTGCTCAACAAAAACAGCCGACGACAAAAGATCTGTTGAAACAAGAACTTATGTCGCAATTGCTGCAACCGCCCACAGCTTCCATTGATCCTTTTCAATTGCTTCTCAACAACAACCCCTACGGTTAAAATACGTTAGAATTAACGAATCAGTAAAAGTGCAGTAGAACATTGAGCTCGACAGCCACAAACAAGCAACCCTTGCTGATTGACCGTCCGTTATTCGATTCGGTTCGGGTCACGACCCAAACGGTTGGTAGCTCTACTGCCAATACTCTTTTTGTTCAGGGCGGCCAGGCTCCATCGATCCTTGTCGACATGGACGCTGCTCTACAAGAAGACAACAACAACGGCGGTGTCGTTGATTCAATCACGATCACGCGAAACGATTTCTATCGAAACGCTGATTACACAGTTAACACCACAACCTCTGGAACAGTAATCTCGCTTGTCAGTGGCCAGGTTGTTTTCATTGCGGAAACCGGTGTTGTTGGAACTGCCCCCGCCAGTGGTTACGGTTATTACACCTATACCGGTGCAACAACTCTTACTGGGGTTAATACTGCGCTTGTGTACTCAGGTGGCACTGCTTCTGGTTTTGATTACAACGGTGTCACCTATGGTTACCAGCCAGAAGTGACCTTTGTGTTCTACCAGACGCGTGGAACAACTGTGCCTGTGCCTGCATCAGGTGATTACCGTATTCTGTTTGCCAAAACGGTTCCGGCGAGTAGTGGTACTGTCGACTGCTCTGACGTGATGCCACAGTTGGCTGCTCCTGTCGTAGCTGCTGGTAACACCAATGGCTTAGGTACCACGGCACCTCTTCGCAACAAGGGCATCTACCTCGAGCGTGGTGACCGTATTTACGTTGGTGTGTTTCCAGATGGTCCCAACATTTCTGGCTACACACCAGGTGCTCACGTGTACGCACAAGGCGGATTCTTCTGATCATGGCCAGAAAGAGTGGAAGCTCTTTTGGTAATTTCAACCAGTCACCCGTAGCTGCTCCAGCGGGCGTTCGTCCGATCACAACCGAGTTCTCCCGTGGCTCAGTACCTGATTCGATTTACGCTGTCAACAGGGAGTCAGCCTGGACGCGTTGGAGACGTGGTTACGAGCTAGCCACTGCCACGTTCTACGACAACAGCTACGAGTACCCCTTCCAGTATCAGATTCCTGTTCCATCGGGAACGCCAAGTTCTGTCGCTAATCCTGCTCCCATCATCTCCGGTACCTTTGTCGGGTTCCCGACTAAGAACAAAGAGATGGGCATGCACTGGGCTGGCTGGCGTTATGCCGGCTCTATGCGCAGTGATAGGCTTACGGATCCGGTTACTTCTGACAAGCTATACATCGAATCAATCACAGAGGATGAGACGAACTGGTACGTAAAACTCGCAGGTAACTGGAGTCCAAGCAACCCCTTACCACCACCTTTTTATGTTGCGATACCAGGTGTTCCCGGTGGATTGACTCCATTAAACAGTGAGTTGATCGAGGATCGGGTCATCAGCCCAGGTGGACCAATCATTGATCGAGATACGATTGACCCCCAAACGCAAAAACGATACGGTTACGTCCAAGCTGTACTGACAGCCACCGACCCATTTACGGGTGTTCTTACATTACGTAAGTCAGGCTCAGTGCAAGTCACTCCAGATAAAGAGTTCTTGACACCGTCGCCCGTAGCATTTACCGTTGGCCGTTATATCATCACTGGTGCGAGGTTCTGTTGTTCTTGCCAGGACTTTACGCGACGTGATTTTGCGTTCATGCGTGATCTTGGGAAGAGTAATAAACGCCTGTTCCCACGAAGCGGTGTCTCCAACGTCAAGCCAGGACGTTTTGAACTAACCAAGCGTAATGGCGTGCTTGACAACAGTGCGATGACACCTGGAACGGTGAACAGGATGATGGAGGTCTATGCACCATCTGGTTACCAGCTGCCTTTTGATGTAGCGGACAGTGTTGTTGATAACAAAGCAACAAGAGACAACCCTGGCATCTACACCGATTTTGGTGCCACCTATACCAGGAATACATCAAACCCTGGCATTGAAGGCTCCAGGGCTGAAGGCATGCCTGGCTTTAATGACTACTCAAGTGATCAAGGCACAATTACGGCATTGACAGATAACTGGGAACCATTGCTTGATGAGTTGAGATATTGCAAGCACATCTATGCACTTAAGTTTGCGGATAACACCTTCCCGCCAGAACCATCTGATTTTCCTGTTGGTAGAGATAATATGACAGATTGGGAGCAACGCCTGGTCGAACAAACAGAAAAAGAACAGGAGTCAATCAAATCTTCTATCTTGAATCGCTTTTCGTTGGCTCAGATGGATGTACCACCGTACAACTGTCAGTCCGTCATGATGATGCCCATGATGCAAAAGCTGTTTAATGTGCCAACAGATTTCATCGTCATGCAAGGCTTCACCATGTTTGATAAAGACGGCAAGCCCTACAAGCCATAAAAAAGCAGCCCTCGCGCAAGAGCTGCTTCTCCCTCGTCCGTAGAGGCCGCCCCCTCAGGCAGCCATAGGCATCATACCAGCTTTCATAAGCGTTTTCCGTACTGCTGCTACGTTCCAACGGTAGCTATCCCTGGAGCGCGTCTCAGCAAAGGCTGCGTAGTGAGGCCCAAGCTTTAGGGTCCCGTCATCGCGGTACTTGAAGAGTGTCTTCTTGTCAATTCCCAGAAGTTCTTCGAGTTTCTGGGCAGAGACCCAGCCGGGGTGTTTGGCCATGGAGCTGGCAGTAGCTACTTATACACCGTACACAAAAGAAATCATCTGTCAAGATTTGTCAGGATATCTTTATCTCTTTAGTTTGTCCGGTAACTGTTTGGAGAATTTAGAATGAATTAACGGCAATTGAAAAGCATGTTTTGCAACGAGCACGAGCCCCTCGCCCTGCTAGTTGAATTAACACCAAAACTTGCCAAGAAACGTTTTAGAGAGAGTATATACCAAGCCTGGGACCACAAGTGTGGCTATTGCGGAGATGTCGCCACAAGTCTTGATCACATCGTACCAAGGTTTAAATCTGGTTCTTCTAATCGGCATAATCTTCTTCCCTGTTGCAGGCGCTGTAACGCCCATAAAGGATCAGAGGATATGAGGACCTGGTTTGAAAAACAAGATTTCTTTTCTACCAAAACTCTTGATAGGATTGAAGCCTGGATCAAACAAGAGTCTGTTTTTATTTTTGGTGAGTGCTGATGGGGATCTACGCCGATTACGTCGATTCATATAGTGACCTTATTGATGCGTATATCGATTCTGGTACGCCTGACTATGACGCGTATGTAAATAATTCGAGTGATCTTAGTCAAGCTTATGCCGCTTCAGGTACACCAGACTACAGGTCGTATGTTTTATCGAATTGGGATTTAGAAGATCACTGGCAGAAAAACATAAAACCACAAGGAATTAGCCGAAAGGACTGGGGTGCATCACACTGGAGTTCCACTGGATCAAGTGAAGGGCGCACACTTCCACGTACTTATTCACAAACAAAAGCAGAGTGGGGTGCATCACACTGGAGTGTCCATGGTCAAAAAGAAGGTCGTGAGCTGCCCAGGACCTCTTCACAAACAAAAGACGAATGGGGCAGGGCTCATTGGGACAATAATGGACGTTATGAAGATCGCATACTCCCAGGAGCCAAGTTATCGGTAGCCAGTGATGGCACGGTTTACATCGCGAGTAGCGATACGATTGGCGCACGCGCTCTTCGTTCTTATCAGAATTTAGTCGAGTCAGTAAACAATGCTTCGCCGGGAAGCTATAAAAGTCTTATGGAAGGCCTGCAGAGCGCCTTAGGGGATCTCAAGTTTAACGATTTAGTCAATAACTATGGTATTGATACCATCTCTGCAGGCTATCAAAAAACAAAGGTTAATGCATGGGATGCCAAAACATTAGGCGCTCAGCCTCCTACTGGCGGTTTTAATGCCGATTATTACCGTTTAAATACAGCAGGCGGAAGCACTGCATTGAGTGAATGGAATAATGCTCAATCCTCTGTCGATGTAGGGGGATACTATCTGCCTGATCTTGACATTACAGGAAGATACACAAGAGATGGATATTTGCACTGGCACTACACGACTCAAGGCAAGGCAGCGGGAGACCGTGGTAACGCAGCAGAAACTGCAAAAATAGCAGAAGATTACACAGAATATTTGACTGATGCAGACTATCAAAGTTACAGGGATCAAGTCCTTGGCTTAGCAGATCGTTTCGATAATTTAAAAGATTGGGCAGACGCACAAGATCCAGAGGTATTGAAAGAATGGTATGACTCGCTTCCCTCATACCAAAAAAAAGAATATGACGCAGGCATATTAGCAGTGCCAACCCTTGATTTTATCCCTGAAAAACTAAGGGATAAAATCAAGATGTCAAAAGGAACCACGATTTTAGAAGGGAAACTGTCTAGTGTGCTCGGCGAAAAAGAGCAAGAACAACAAAAGATGTTTGGTGCGTTAACCAATGACTCGTTAAAACAAGCAGCACTGGAACTACAAAAGGTTAAGCTTCAAGAACAGCAGTTTGATTTTTATTCTGGTCTTCCAGGCTACGATGAAGTCATGACCGTGAATGAATCACTTGCCAACTCATTGCTTGCTGACACAGGTGTTGGCGGAATCTTCGGTTGGGTGGGCGATTCGACAAAGCAGAAAGAAAGTCTAGAGAAAAGCTTGTTTGCCGCTACTGGTGTACCAAGCCGTAGTAATGCTATTTACAACTGGCAAAAATGGTTTGATGAACAGTTATTGACCCGTTATGAGGATGGTATTGAAGTTGTAGATCCACTTGATGAAAATGTAACATATAGCATTGATGTTGAGTTTGCGCAAGATTATATCGATCGTTATTTAAAACCACGTTTCGATACTTCGCGATCCATGAGCGAATTCGTAAGTTACATGGACGTTAAACAAAATGAACAGAATGTATTTCAAACACAGAGCGCTCTTGATTCATTGCGTGACATTGCAAACGTAAGAGCTAAAGCTTATTTGGATGGTGTCAAGAGTACTTCCGCTTTAAATTTTGATGTTGATTTCTACTGGAATCCACAAGGCAATTTTGTAGAAAATAATCCCAAAGTAGAGTTATATGAAAGACAAAAACAAGAACTAGCTGAAGATTGGGACATAGCTAAAACAAAAGGAGATACAGAAAAAGTAAAAGGGACCGATTGGACCTGGAATCAGTGGGCTTATTATTATGGCCTTAATTTAAACGATAAGAATCAATTTGCAAAATTGCACTATCAAGTGAAAGGAGCTGCTGAAGGATTTGATCCAGCCAAAGATTTAATCACATTTAAAGATGCAGAAGATTACATCGACAGTAAAATCTTACCTGAAATTACTGATGAAAAATTAAAAATCGGAGACATTGTTTTTTTAAATTTCGTGACTCCCGAAGAGTATGCCGACAAGCTTCTTGAGGGTATTAGTCCAGAAGGGCATAAAGAAGAATGGGACAAGCTTCTTGAGACCTTGGGCCTAAGTGATAAAGACATGGGTATTGCAGAGGTTAAGCAATACATTATTGAAGCCTTTCAAACAGGTGCCGCCAGGCAAATCAGAGAATCGATTAAGTACCTCAATGAGAAAAAGCTAACCCCTACACAAGAGCGCTTAGGCGTTGATTACATTGAACGTCCAGAAGACGAGGCTCCGATTGATGATCCGAATGCCTCTTCTCTTTATAAGATCTTTCAGAACGCAGGCTTCCAGGGTAGTGAGGATGAGTTCTATAACGAGTTTATGACTGACGTAGATCGAGGTGAGATGGAGCTTATGACCCAGGCTTCTAAGGGTTTGCAAGCCAGTAGTTTGTTCTCCGGCCTTTCTAGTTCCGATCCGTTTGAAGCCCTGGTATCGATAGAGAGTGTCTTTGATGATAAAAAGATGGATTCAAAGACGACTACCACAAAAGACAAATCTACGCCTAGTTATTTTACACTATTTGAAGACGATGAAGATACGGACTACAAGTCCAAGTCTGGTCAAAAAATCCTCGGTGAATTCACGAACCTCTTCAAAGGATTTAGCTAATGTCTGATAAACGTAAAAAAGCAGCCAAGGCTTCTAAGATTGCCAAGGATAAGATGGCTTGCAATAAACCTCAAAAAACACCTGGTCATCCGACCAAAAGTCATGTGGTAAAAGCTTGCGAAGGAGGTGAGGAAAAGATCATTCGTTTTGGCCAGCAGGGCGTGAAGGGCGCTGGAAAGAACCCAACGACAGCTAAGGACAAAGCACGCAAGAAGTCCTATTACGCAAGACATAATGCTCAGGATCCTAACCCTGACAAAATGTCAGCACGGTACTGGAGTCACAAAACGAAGTGGTAAATAGCATCAAGTGGTATAATACTTGGGTTGCTTAAACCCAATGGCCAACGCTAACAGTCGCTTTGTTTCTGTTAAATGTGAAATATGTCAGTGTGAAGGAAGCATACGCATTGATCAATACACTCGGAGAGAGGGTATTTGGAAATGTCGCTCATGTAATAAAAGAGGACAGATTCCAGTAAATAAAGGAAAAGGAGTAAAAAATAATCCTGACTTGTTGAGAACACGGTCTAGTTATTACAAAGCAAAATATCGCTGCAGAACAGGTCATAGAGGTTACTACGTCAATGTTGAATTTCGTTTTACGTCTCTTCAACAACTGATTGATGAAATTGGCGTGAGACCGGAAGGCACAACGTTAGATCGCATTGACAACTTGGGACATTATGAGCCAGGTAATGTTCGCTGGGCAACACCCAAAGAACAAGCCAATAACAGGCGTGCCAAAAATTCAGTTTCTCGCTAAGCTGCGTAGGCTGATTTCTTACCAGCATGGCAAAACCCAAGTCCACTGCACTCCAGATTGAGTCTAAGCCTAAGAAAACGCGACAAGGCCGCTCTAAGCGCACTAAACTAAAGCCGGGGCAAAAACGTTATCGTGGTCAAGGCATGTAAATAGTATGTATGATTGGGGATAACAATTGTTATTCCCATGTCGGATCTTTCGCACGCTGTTAACCTCATTCGTAAATACGAAGGGTTTAGCGAGAAAGCATACCCAGATCCGCACTCAGGCGGTGAGCCATACACCATCGGGTTTGGAACTCAGTTTTATCCCGATGGTTCTCCCGTCAAGCAAGGCCAGTGTTGTAGCCAAGAGAAAGCACTGGAATATTTGTTCCATGAAGTCAATGTCATCGATGGGCAGCTGATCAAACTCAACCTTGGTTTGGATGACTACATGAGACAAGCTCTCGTGTCCTTCATCCATTCCATCGGTTGGGAACCTTTCCTCTACAGCCGCATCATTGATTGCTTAGAAATTGAAGACTTTGCTGGCGCCACAGAAGAAATCGGCCGTTGGATATTTGATCAAGAACACAAGGTCATTGGCGGCCTCTTAGACCGGCGCAGGGAAGAGATGAATCTGTTCCTCCAGGAGGTTGACGCTAATCCCTGGGCTTCAACAGAGATTTTGCTTACAGCCTTCCGTAACTACACTGCTGCTCCCCACGAGGTACGTGCAATTCGTGCCCTGGAAGAAAGCATTAGTCCTTACATCCTCTCGGAGTTTGCCAATACCTTCAAGATAGACGAGGACCCATTCCCTGATTTCCAACTAGATGATGTAGATACCGAAGAGGAACGCTACACTTAAAATAGTTGCAATACGTACATGCAGAGCGGAATGGAGCGTTCAAGCGAGCCAAGAGAGTTTGAGCTCCCCCTGGAACTGCAATTCGCTATGCGTAAAGCTGAGTTGCAATCAGAGGAGATGACCTGGGAGGAGCTGCGCTTTGCTCTTCTTAATCTCTACCACCAACGCATGATGGAATGGTACGCCATCAAAGACATCATGGCGTCAGAGAACATCGAGATCGACTGGGATCATCCAACCGATCTCGAATTAGCTGAACTTGCAGCCGCCTGTGGTTATGACGACGACGATGATGACGATGAACTTCAGCCGTTCTGAAGTATTTTATCCAGTTGAATAAGACGATCCAGGTACCACCTTGCCTTCTTCAGTGATTCTGTCCCGCCTTTATGGCGCTCACGCCACTTTAGGTGGCCCAGTTTTCTCCATTGCAGATCCTAGAAATGTGTTGAAACGATACGCCATACATCTTGGAAAGCTCAAGAAGTTTAAAGCCCTTTTTTCGTTTATTCCTAATTTCTGAAACTTGTACAGAATTTAGCTTTGCAGTTCCATGGTTTTCACCACTTGTCTGTGTACCATGTTCTTTTTTGCGCCTGATATTTTCAAGAGGCGTTTCGTAACAAAGGTTTGAAAGGCGGTTGTCTGCATTGTTTCCATTTAGATGGGAAACGTGTAACCCAACTGGACATTCTCCAGCAAAGGCAGCCATTACCTCTCTGTGTATATATACTCCTTTACTTTTCTTGTTTTTGTAGCTAAGTACTAAAACCTTGTATCCAGTTGGAGTCGTCGAGCCTTTTAGGATTCTGTTTGTTTTTTTATTTTTTACCCTGCCTAAGTCGGAGATTTCATACCGAGAATCTGATGGCAGGGGTTTCCAGGTTTCCTTGAATGTTGTTAGTACGTTTGTATTAGCCTCTTTAAATACCACTCGCATTTTTGCAGATCCTCTTTCGGATTCCCTTTAAGATTACAACGCCAAAGATACTTGGCGCAATTGCCTTTTAGGTAACCACGAAACTCCTCAAGAGTTTGCTGAGCCTCAATTGCCTCGATGCATTCGATTGAACCGCTATCCGTATAGTGTGATGGATGATTGACCTTGTCTTCCTGAATCACAGGAGGCTCTTCCTTGGTGGCCCAGGGGACTGGGCACACACCACCAGGGCATTCACTTAGCGCATCAAGCCCCGTCGTTTTGCTGAAAGCATCAGTTCCTCCTCGTCCGGCTCCTCCAGTTCCAGGACCAGTGCTTTCGGTTTCGGAGAGGCTCCCATTGCTAAACCCTCCTCCATCGACGGGATTAAACCAGTCGTTCCGGGCCGTGTTCCCTCGAGATTCAATGGATTCCTTTCGAGTCCCTGCTCGCATGCGACTAAACCCCTGTTGTACATGTCATACAATGGTACGTCATTTTCTTCGTTAGCGAGAGGTTGGCCGAAATCTTCTTCACTAAGACAACGACACTTCAGCTCATCTTGAACGAAAGAATCTAAAAATCCGGCAGCGGAATGCATCACGGCGGTTAGTTGATTTACTGCTTCTACAATGATAAGATGGCTAACCGTTTTAGACCTACTTACGATCCAGGTGTGGATTCTGGTACCTCTGGAGCCGAGGTAACAGATCTCAATCCGGAACAGGCGTACGACACAGACCTTCGTCGTTTATCAGAAGACGCCCGTGGATCGGCTGAGTCCGTAAACAACGATCAGAACCGTGTCGCCAAATTCATGCGGGCCGCTAAATCTGCTGGTGCCTACAAGCAACGCGCAAGTATCGACGAACCAATGGTCCGTGGAAGAACACCAAGAGTTCGCGCAGAAATCAGTGGTGTAGAACTGCCAAGCACAGGGGACTCAGGTGGGCGCACCGGTGCTGTTGGCTACGCCCGTAAACCTGCTTCCCAATTTGGCAAAGGGTTTTAGACCTGGGAGAACACCACGTTGTTTGGCTGATCTTGGTACTTACCCTTCCGATCTTGGTACGTGGTATGACAAGGGTTACCCCGATAGAACAGCAGTTGCGTGATCCCCTCATTTGCATAAATACGATTGAAGAGGGCAGTGCAATTACTAATCTCTAGCGTTAGGTAGCCTTCCCAGCCACTTTCAGCAGGCGTGATATTTACAAGGATCCCAGAACGTGCATAAGTAGATTTACCTACGGCAACGACGGTGACATCACGAGGAAGCTTCAAACGTTCTTGTGCGACGCCCAGGCAATAGCCATACGGCGGTAGCAGAAAATACTGTCCACGTTCATCCTCCAGGAGGTCAGCAGGCTTCAAGATGTCAGGATCAAAGTCTTTTGGATCACAATCTCCTGCCTGTACCTTGCCGAAAATCAGGCATTGCTTGGGAGAGAGTCGGATGTCATAGCCGTAAGAACTGAGACCATAACTCAGGAGCTTGCGTCCATCTTCCCTGTTGACCAGATGATCAACAAAAGGTGAAATCATCTCTTCTTCTTCAGCAAGTTTTTTGATTTCCCAGTCGGCCAGGACGCTCATAGACCCTTGTATTCGTCCTTCAGTATATCGGAGTTACAGAAGAAGATGCCCGCGTTCTTCATAGATTTTCTGGAATGTGTCGACTGCATCAGATGAGCAATCTTGGGGCGGGAAGTAGACAATGAATGAAGTGCACGTCCTTTTCTTTTCAACTTCCCCGTTCTTATTGCAGAACAGGTGCGGCGGAGTCTTCAGGATGCACATCGGGAACTTAAAGATCTTTGGCTCGTAACGAATCATGTCAGGGCAGTTGCTAAAATACAGCCCCTGCTTAATCTCTCTTGCGAGCCACGCATGGTACATTCGTCTGAACCACACAGCATGTGAAGAGGTCAAAGACAAAGAAGAAGCCCTTGTCATCTTCCACTTCTCGTGCTTTTGGTCCCAGAAGTATGCGCCCGCTGGCGGGAACAAGTAACAACTTCCGTACCACTGCTGAGCATTTAAACCATCATCCATGGGCGTATAAAACTCTGTCGCCTGGACATACTCATTAGCAACTTTTGAGCTAGCGACATCCAGATCGATGCCACCCATCAGTTCATTGGCTGCAAGTACGAGGTCTTTGCTGGAGATCAGTTCAGCGCCTTCATTGCGGGCTGCAACACCGCGAATTCCTTTGCCTGCCATTATTCTGATGCCTTGTTGTAATCAATCTCAAGAAAACGGATACCCTCGTCATCATTGATGACGTAACCCGCCTTCTCCGTTGGATCAATCTTTTGTGCAGCCTGCAGGATTCTTCGGAAAGTTTCTGCAAGATCTCCGTCATTACCACGCTCACACTCCTCCTGGGCAGCGTGAATCTCCTTGAGTGTCCAGAAGAACATAGACCGTTCTTTGTTCTTAGGCTGGAACACCATAACGCCTGGGCCTTCTACCTCCCACATCTTGCAGTACTGCTCACCCATGTCACCAAGGATTAACTTGATTGTGGCATCAAGCATCTTGGCTTTTGTTTCGTCCAGATCCGGACCAATCACAGAAGCGATTAACTTTTCACGACGATCCATCTTTTAGTAATCCCTGGCGGTGTAGTGATTCAAGAAGCTTTGGCGTTGGTTGATACAAGACCACCAACTTGCCAAGAACTCCGCGTTTCTTGACAAGCTTTCCATTGTCATCTCGTACTTTATCAAATTCTCCAGACCGTATTAGATATTCGGCAACACAACGCAATCTCCTCTTAAGAGGCAATTCTGCCTGTGGGAACTTGCCGCAGATTGTATCTGGTTGCAGATCACGGAAAGCAAGACGCAATCGATTGGCAAGGGTCATACCTGAATTGGCGTCCTCCTCTTCGTAGTTCTTCAGGTTCTCTAGGTAGCGGCGCAAACAACCATCATCAAATGAACCAATTGGTGGAAGAAACATTTCTACCTGGTTAACCAGTGATTCGGGCAATAGCTCCTCGTGGTTTTCAACCGTGATTGAAGGGATGTCCACACCCTGGAAACGATGTGCCATTATTCCAAGCACTCCGTCTTCTTCTGGTACAGGTCGTATCGATCCCTGAGATTACGCAGATCAATTTCTGGGTTCTTAGCAAAGGACTGGATCAGCCTGTTCCAAGGGATACGGATGACTGCTTTACGGTTAATGTCAGGAGACACATTGACGTAATGGATGCCTTCGATCCAGCCTTTATCAGGCGTCTTCCTACCAATTGCCATCCAGTTGCGGATAGTTTGGTCAGAGACGCCCAGGCGTCTGCCACATTCTTCTGTCGAGATGTACTCATCGGCAAAAGCTTCGGGATTAGTGGCGTCCGTTTCTCCATCTTTGTAACGACTGTGCCACATAGAGCCAAGGATGTTCTTGATTCCCTTTAGCTCATGCGCAATGTCTTCAAGACTTTTGCGTAAACCGTACTTCATAACGTCACACCGTTTGTTTAGATGCTAATCTGTAAGCAAAACTTTTGCGAACATGGAAGAACAAATTCCACCGAGCCAGGTCCCTGTAGCTCAGCAACCGCCCCAGCAGATCTCCTTAGAAGGTCAAATCACACCCGCGCAGTTGGCTGAGTTGAAAGCACGTGCCAGGCAAGTAGCAATCCAACAAGCCGCTGCACAACAACAGCAAATTCCTCAGCCGCAACCACAAGTTGTTTATGTGCGACGTAATCTGACCGTTGCTGAGGTGTTGCTTGTACTACTGCTTTCCTGCGGAATTGTTGCAGGAGTTCAATGGTCTTGGAATATGGTAACAAATTTTTTGCCGCGTGTCGAGATTAGAATGCGCTAAGGAAAGCTAGAATAACAACAAGATAGAAATAAAGGGTTAGGGTCATCGCTAACAGACGTATTTCAGAATTCCCTGTTATTAACGGCACGGATATTGATGAACAGGATCTACTGACGCTAGTCCATGTCTTTGAGGTGGACCCTACCCTGCGCAACAAAAAAATTACCTTTACGCAGTTCAGAGCATATTTAGATCAGTATTATGCTGACGCAAAAATTGGGGTTGAAAAGACTATTGCAAATGCAAATGACACCGGAGTAAAAGGAGAGATTTGCTGGGATAGCAATTACATTTATGTATGTGTTGCTACAGACACCTGGAAGCGCGTTGCCATTTCATCTTGGTAAAAAGGAATTAATGCGATGACTTACGGAACACTTAAAATTGATACTATTACGTTTACTGATGACGGCATTGATAAAAGTGTCTCAGTCTCTGGCCTAGTACAAAACCCATCTTTTAGCGGTAATATTACGGCAACGGGAACAATATCAGGAAATATCGTCCGAGGACAAACAATTTCTGGTGTCACTGTCACTGGTACTACTGCAGCATTTACTAGCGGAACTTTTATTTCGCTTACAGGTACAACGACTCAAGGTACGACAGCAACTTATACAACCGGTTCATTTACTTCGCTGACGGGAACAACAATTTCTGGAACAACCGCAATTTACACGACAGGAACGTTTACCTCTTTAACGGGAACTACTACTACGGGCACAACAGCTAATTTTGTTTCTGGTGTATTTAGTACACAAATTTCTGGAGCAACAATAACAGGAACAACCGCAGCGTTTACTACCGTAACCGGCGGAGTCGCAACAATAACTTCAGGTGTATTTGCACTTGGTACAAATTCTTTGCCAAGTATTTCTTTTAGTAGTGACCCCAACACCGGCATCTATAGCCCCGGTGCAGACCAAGTAGCCATCTCGACTAGTGGCACCCGGCGCATCAATATCGACAGCTCCGGCCGCCTCCTAGTGGGGACGCCTAGTGCGCGTACGGATCTTATCGCTGGCACTCGTGGTGGACAAGTTCAAATTGAGGCAGCAAGTTCCGATGCAGCCACTGCTATTGACAAGTCAAGTCTGTGTTTAACGGCAGGTAACAGCACGAGCAGTGGAGGATCTGCATATATCTTTTTTACTCGCACAAGGTCTGATTCACTGGGTGGAGTTAATACTGTTTCTAACAACGATGTTTTGGGGGGTTTGTATTTTCAAGGCACTGACGGCACGGACGCAGTTACCGCTGCGCTTATTAAAACCGAATTAGACGGCGACGCTAGCGCTAATGACATGCCAGGCCGCCTAGTGTTCAGCACTACCGCCGACGGGGCGTCATCGCCAACTGAAGCCATGCGTATCAACAACGCAGGCGAGCTGCTGGTTGGTTACACGTCTGACAACGGCGCATACAAGCTGCAAGTCAACAGCCAGATCTTTGCCACGAGTGCCACCATCGCCACTTCTGATGGGCGGTACAAGGAGAACGTTGCCACGCTTGATGGCTGCGTGGATCTGGTCAAAGCACTTCGCCCCGTGTCATTTGATTGGAAGCACCAAGAGCCGATCACGCGAATTGATGAAGAGGGAGAAACGGTTGTTGTTCGGGAAGCCCACAACTTCCCTGATGGCACGCAAGTCGGCTTTATTGCTCAAGAGGTTGAGACAGTTTTCGCCGACAAGCCTTGGCTTAGCAGTATCATCAAGCAAAACGTCCGCCCCGCTGTCACTGATAATGATGGGAACGAACTAGCTCCTGAGGAAGAGTTCCTTGGTATTGCCGAGGGCAATCTTATGGCGGTGCTTACATCCGCCCTGAAAGATGCCATCGGTAGAATCGAAAGTCTAGAAATCGAAGTTGCGGCACTTAAAGCTTGATGCCTGCTCCTGTCCTGTCGATTAAAGAATAAACAATGAGCATTATGCTTTAGGTGCAGATCAAGTAGCTTCAATAGAAGCTGATATAGAAGCTCGCTTGCAAGAGCTTTTACACCCCACGCACGAACTGGGTTTACCCTGGAAAGTTCCCGATCCACTTCCGCCGCTACCTTACAGCATTGGTTACGTAAATCCAAAGTAATTTATTGACTTGATCTAGAGTATTTATATTGCTCTAGGTCGATATGGAAATTAAACTCACAGACGCCGCAAGGTTTTTTAACGAAGAACCGCATCAGATTGATGCGTTGAATTGGCTCCAGGCTCAACTCAGTGATGAGATCCTGGAGATTTTTGCTGAGAAATATCGGAACAAACCAAAACTCATTTTAGAAGTTGGCAATACTTGGGATGGTGTTTTTGCGGCAGCCAAAACAGCAGGTAGCACATGGCCTGAATGTGTTGCTGCACAGTGGGCACTCGAGTCAGGCTGGGGTCAACACACCTCCGGTAAAAATAATTACTTTGGATTGAAAGGATCTGGCTCTACAGTCAGCACCCAAGAATTCATCAACGGTCAGTGGGTCACAATCAAAGCTGGGTTCCTTGATTTTCCTGATCTACAAACATGTGTTTGTTACCTTGTTGATCGTTGGTACAAAGACTTTGGTCGTTTTAAAGGGGTCAATCGGGCTACCAGTAGGAATGAATGCGCTCGTCTTTTAGTTAAGGAATCCTACGCCACGGATCCTGATTATGCAACAAAATTAATTCAAATCATGGATCGTCAGCTTCAAAACATTGGAGAAAAAGAAGATCCCAATCCACACAACAATAACTTCAATCCCTGGAGCCCCTTTACATACAAGGTGACACCTAACATCAGCTATGGAGAACTTTGTTTAAATCAAGAAAAGCGGCGGTTTACTAAGCAATACCAGTGCGACACAACAAAAGAGCTGTGTTTATTTTTGGAAAAAGTCCGCAAGCAGTTTGGTAACAAGCCAATTATTATCACCAGTGCGTCTCGTCCGGAACCCATCAATTCGCAAGTCGGCGGCGCTAAGAACAGTGAGCATACTTACAGTGCGCCATCTAAGGGTGCGATTGATTTCTATATTCAAGGTGCAGACACCTATGCCGTGCAGGATTGGTGCGATAAAAACTGGCCTTATTCGCTAGGCTATGGTGCACCCAAAGGATTTATTCATCTTGGAATCAGAGAAGGTAAACCACGCGTCCGTTGGGACTACTGAGATGAAGAAATATAGAGAGCCACAGATTCGTGTTAATATCTGCTGGCAAATTGGCGACGATAAAAAATGCGTGACCCTACCAAAAGAGCACGCATATGAAACAAGAGATTGGGTTGAAAGCCAGGGGGGTGTTTGCTTCTGGTTTCAAGCATTGCCTGATTAATCAGCGCTCCTTGGCACGACCCACGACCAATGCTAGCGTTTCAATAAGCTTGTACAGCTTACCAACCAGCTTGTCATCGTGGGGTGTGGGTGTAATTGAAACAATAATCGATGCTACGGCATGAATGGCAAGTGCCAGTTCTATGTACTTGTTAAAGTCCATGGGTGTATCCCGTTTCTTTCATTCTAGATTCACTACTTGTCAAACTCGAAAACTTCAGTCGGTTTAAAGAAAGCTTCCCAATCTTTTTGTTCTCCTTCACTGATGTTGGACTTTTGTTTTTCTGTGGGAGTCTCCCAGAAGTAATCGTCCTGATCACCAAGCCTACCCCACTTCGGGCAGTGCTCGACATCGAAGTACCTGGTTGAGACCTTAAAGTCTGGCGTCAATAGGGTTTCTGGCGTCAAGGACGGATCCGTCATCCGGCAGCGATTGTTGGGATACGCACCAATTTGGCCATTCTCTAAGGCAATGATGTTATGCGACTTGTGCTCATCTGGAAACTCAGAGAAGTAAAAGTCGGGTTCATTGCGATGCGGGTGATAGTTATCAATGGTGAATAAGTATGAACCCTTAAGACGTTTGCCGCTTCTTGTATGAACTTCCATCTCCATGTTGTAGATGAGATTTTTTTCGACTACTGTTAAACCGGCATCAAATCCGTTCCAGAACTGCAGATCTGGTAGTTCAAGATCAGGAGATGGCGTTTGAGGTGCATCGGGATGATCTGAATCCCACTCAAGAAACGCACTGATCGGCAACTTGTCATACAAAGCGCCGTAATGCGTAAGGTACGTTTCAAAATAGAGTGCACGCCCACTGAGAGATTTGCAAGTAACCCAGTAGCCTGGTGTGTACTCCCCATGTCCTTTTTGTAGATCGTACAAGTATTCCTTGCGGACCCACACCTTGACTGGTGGGACGTTGGCTACCAGGGTGGTCATTTACAGATCGTAGATGCGGCACTCAAGAGCGCCTGGGTTCTCTACACAGTAACGTATCCACGCAGCAGACGGGGAATGTTTTTGGGTTTTCTTACGGAACAGAGCCAGGAGTTGTTTAATCATGGTCTGTTGGTCAGAGGAACAAAGATCTCAGGGAAGCGTTCGGTTTCTTGATGTTCTCTTGTCCATGCATTCTGCCACTCAGACAATGAGTGGTCATGGATTGTGTCGTAATACGCATCATCCCCAACTTCAAGAATAATCTTGAAGTCATCAAAACTACCAGCTGAAATACGTTCACCGATCAGCCATGTGGATCCATCCGAAACAGTTACGGTGACACCTGAGTTGATTGTGCAACTAGTCTCTGTAAAAGCATTGGCGCCAACCGGTATAAGGACATTGGTTGCAACGGGACTGATAATGCTTGGTGCATCGATTTCAGTCTCTTGTAAACAAACTGAACCATCAAGATCTTCTAGTTCGAAGAACGCTTCTGTAATAGGAAACTCAATGACAACGCCTACGTTGTACTCAAGTGTCTCATTGCGAGTTGATGAGACGCAAATGAGATAGCTTCCTGCTACTAGTGGATAGTATCGATCATCTCCTCTGTCTAACCTGAGACGCTCAAAGGAGTTGTACAAGTCAGATTGTTTGCTCATCACCGTATCTAAATACGGGATGTACACTTCTCCATCGGATGTTGTGTAGATGGAGTCAGCATCAAAAACCGAGTTGCCCTGGATCGGAACCTTATTAAGATCGTATGCGGAGATCTGAATGTACTGAGGACGCGGCGGTCCCTTGGTCAAAATAATCCAGCCGGGAGAAGCAAGATTAATTTGGAACCAGTGATTAAATGTACCCCCGCCAATGCCACCGTTTGAATTAAGACTTGTATCTGCACGGCCAATTGGTTTCCATTGGGCACCAAGAGTTCCATGCAGATACCGCAGAGCAGTTTGGTTGAACGTACCAATAACTAAGGGGTTATTCTGAGTTCTTTGTGGTTGACTTAGTGAACTCCTGGGCATATGAACCGTAATACAACTCCTGCTCTTCATCATAATCGGGGGTATTTTTGTTCACTAATGGGTGTTGAATAGTGCTTTTGTACTGCCGCTCTAGGAGTGGTTCAGGTTTGTTCTTCAGGAAGTTTTGCGCTTGCTGCATTGCTTTCTGTGGATCAAACTCTGGTTCAAACGGATGGATGGCCTGAGGTGGAAACATCCTGTTGAAACTTGAGACTAAATGGAGAGGATTGAGGCAGTGCTTGTTTTTACATGTGCGTGTCACAAATAGCTTGCCCACATCACCCCAGGCACACTGGTAGATGATCTTGTGGATCGTGACATTACCGTTGTACTTCTCGTTAAACGCCATGGTGTAAGAGGGAAATCGCGTACGTTTGCCACCGAGCCATGGGACTTCCCAACACTCATCCCATTCACCAACAGGGATTTGATTCCAGATCTCCAGCATCCGTGACTTGTAGTTCTTGTTGAGATAGTTAACGTCAAACCCACAGTTATTGCTCTGGATCTTACGCACACACTCATAACACCAGTGGTCCTCTAGATGCCGGATACGATGACCATGCTGGCAGTAGAACCCACGATAGTAGCCGTGCGTCCTGAGTTCTTCATCTGGCATCTCATGGATCCCGTCAATAACGGGAATCAATGTTAGGGTTTTTGCCAGGTTCAGTAGCTTTGTCGCGTGTTTGATGGAATTTGCCACGGATCAAGCCTCAGGATTGCGTTTGCGTTGGACGAAGTCGTAGATCATTTCTGGATCTCGGTACACAAGATCGCCTTCTTCGTTACGAATGCGTCGTCTGTACTTGGGTGCAGGGCGCGTCCTGCGTCGATAAAGCTTTAGCTCCAGGCGGTTGTCACGTTCCCTGTTGCGCTTGTCGTGAAGCACATCGGCATCACCTGGATCCTCACCAGTACGTAAGTAGTACACGACACGGTGCACTGGATAGCGAATCCCAAGTAGCGACACAACATAGAAACGTGAGCTGCCATAGCGCTTCCCCGCCACTTCACCAACATCGTGGTAGCGATCAGAAGTCTTCCACCTGAGGCCACAAGGATGGTCAGGAGTGAGTTCCAGGTTCTCCTCTAGCCATGAGAGGGGTGGCAACGGTTGGTAGTTACGCGGCATAGAGCCAGAGATGACTGAACAAGGCAAGCATAGGCCAATAAGAACGTAATAGCAAGGTGTATGCAGGTAGTCCGTCAGATCTGACGCTGAAGTAGCTGCACATACCTTTTTATATTTCTTATATAAGTCAAAGCTCACTTTTGCAAAAGTGGCACAAAATTTCTCTTGTATCTCAGTTTTGTCTCACATGAGATTGAGAGCTCTTCTCAATAAGTGTGCCACTTTGGACAAAGTGAGCTTCGGCTTATACTAGGTATATAAGTCTGTATGTGCAGGTAGTTTGAGCCTCTATAAGGACGTACATGCAGCTAGTGCGTCATTGTTCCTGCACATACCCTCTTATCGCCAATAAAAAAGCCCCCACCGAAGTGGAGGCCTGGATTACCTGAGCAATCTTTACGCTACAGACACTGGTTGCTTCTTCCCCAGCTTTCGGTTTTTCTCCCGTTTCTTAGCTGGTTTCTTAACGGTCTCAGGTTGGACCCCATGCTCCACTTGGTTCATTACATCCTCAAAGATCCCACCAAATTGAGACGCAACTGTGTCCCATGAGAATTGAGGGTCTGTTACGCGATCCCAGCATCGTTCGCCCACATGCTGCAGATACGTACGGTCCTGGTACAGATCCTCCAGGATTTCAGCAAGGTGATCTGCTGACGGGCAGGGCATTTCCCTTGCGTAGTTGGTATCCACATCAACGTGGTCGCAACGGATCAGCTCGCCATAGCCTTCAAAGATCTCCTTGCAAGACGTATGGTCAGGTACCACCTGGGCCACAGCACAGGAAGCTTGTTCAAAGTTGACAAGCCCCCAGCCTTCGCCTTTGCAAGTGTTGACACCAACATCACAAGCGTTATAGATGGTGTTGAGCATGTCCACCGACACGTTCGGCGGCCCTTCCGTCTGTGTCGTCATGATGATGCGTCCATTGGGATCAAGACCAACACGAGACATCTCCCTGGCAAACACACCCATCACATCCCAGCCCTGATCTTTTAGGCCCATGTGCAGGTACAGGCGTGCTTCTGGCTTATCAACTGCAAACTTGGCAAAACCCTGGATCGTAATGTCAATCCGTTTACGGAATTGATTCCTGTTTCCGTTAAAGACAATAAATAAGTCTTCTTGGAGACCCAGTTTGCGACGACATTCTTTCTTGTCCATGGGGTAGAACTGTCCTTGTGTCACACCATGTGGAATGACGGCAATGGGTTTGGTAATACCACCCCTCACAAATTCGTGCGCCCCAAATTCCGTGTAGGAGATGATGGCATCCCAGTCGTTGGCAGTATCAGACAAGCAACCAATCCATCCATACGAATCCATGGGGGCATAACCCACAAATTTAAACTTGCCCTGTTTGTGCAGATCTTGGATCTGACGGTACTGTTCATTGATAATCCACATGTCATTGATCGTGAAAACAATATCTGGTTGCTCACGCTCGACAACTTCACGGATGCGTTGCTCACCGAAAGGTGCAGTTTGGAAACGATTGGAAGATGGATAAATCTTGAAGTCCCTCTGCTGTTCACATGGATCACCCCACCAGTTGTGACCAAGAACTACGATGTCAAAATCGTCCTTGAGGCGATAGATAACATTCTCGGTGACCCGAGCGAAACCGGTCATGGCGACGATGTCACCACACCAGAGGACTTTGGTTTTTTTACTCATTAAATCGAGTTACTCTTGATTCACTATACAGAAATTAAAGGGACGTAGACTAAAAAAAACTAAACAACATGGCCCAAACCGATCTAGCTGGTAAATTTATGCGCTTGCAACAAAATGATTTGTTTCAAGAAAGCATTGAAGGAATTATGGCTGGCGGTACTGCTGGCCTTAGTTTAATTGGCTCTGATACACCGGCCCCTCAAATTGTTTTACAAACACTTGGTGGAATTGCCGGCGGTATCGGCATTGGTTTACTGGGGAAAAACATTGGGGCAGCTATTGGGAAAAGATTGCATCCACAAGCTTTAAAAAGTCAAACAGGACCTTTAGCAACCTTTGGTAGAACCGCAGGTCAGAAAACATTGGCTGGCGGAGCTGCTGAAACAATGCGTTACGCAAAAGGTCAAATTAAGCAAGAGTTAAAACAACAAACATCGGCACAGCTTTTAAACGAAGCTTTGCAAAATCCACAGGCTTTTGGCGCTAAATACGGAGTAGATGCGGAAACTTTCAAGAAATATCACACCGCTGTAGGTGCAGCTGGTCAGGGACGCGCAGGGTTAGAGATGCTTGAAAACCTTTCCCCTGAGCAAAGACAACAGATGGGTAAGAACGTTCAGGATTTAATGAATCAAGGTTTCAACCAAGTTGAAAATCTGATCAATGTACAAGCTGCCGCTAACATGGACAACAATATAGCAAAGATGGCAATGCTTCAAAGAGGCAAGACAGTGCCAGGACTTGATCTTGACATTGGAGCTGCATTTGAATCTCTATTAAAAACACCAAAAGATATTACGGGTGAACACGTTGGGCGTGCCGTAGGTCGTTTTGCAGGTGACGAAATTGGTGTTATTACTGGCATGGGTCTTGGTGGAGTTTTAGCAAATACCCTGGGAATCAAGTCAGAAAAAGATAAAAAGATTGAAGAACTAGAGGGTCGTTTGGCTGGGCGTTACTGAACGCACTAACTCTTTTTCTTCTGCGGTTTTAGCCTTCAGCTTTTCTTTCAAGAACTCTGCTGCACGATGCGTTTGCGTGGTATCTCCACAGGTGTAGAGATCAATAGCGCAATAGCCAATTTCTGGCCAGGTATGAATAGATGCGTGTGATTCCGATAGCAATGCTAGTAGCGTTACCCCTTGCGGCTTAAATTTCTCGCCAAAGATACGAAGGATGTTGGCTTTCGCCATGACAAGAGAAGCCTCAAGCAGTCGTTGAAGCTCCTCATAGTCATTCAGGATTATTGGATCACAATCGTATAGATCGAGGATGAGATGCCGCCCGTTGCTCACATGTCTGATGCGTTTTCATCCATTGTCGCACCAGTACATGCTTTTGGATCCACGCCGTATAGATAACGGTATTTATCGGGATCTGAGGCTACTTCAATGATGGAGGGATACCCTTCATATTTAGTGGGGTTTGACTCCCTGACTGCAGCATTAAATATCCCAAGCCCCCTCGATTGTTTCTTGCCGTAGATGTTTAATTTTAGCTGGTTTTTGCAGATGTCAAGGAACAGGACCTCAAATCGGCTGCGTCCCACAAAGCCTACGTTGCAACCACGGCAGAACTCGACGTAACTTGGATAGAGCCATTGTTGCCAATTCTTGTAATAATTACCAGAACCCTGCGCATGCTGACACGTACCAATAACAGCGCGAATCCCTGGATCAAAGACAATATGTTGATTCATCCAGTCAAGCAATGGGTTGGAACGCAGACTTTGTTCTTTCTCGTATTTTTGGAAAAAGTCGACGTGACGTGCAGTTTCCATGAGGTATGAACGCATGTCATCTGCACTCATATCCAGAATCCAGTTCACAAGTCCTGGCAGCAGCGGAGCAAATTCACCTTGTGGATTACCTTTGCTGTCAAACTTGATCAGTTCTTTTTGTTCAGCTTGCCCGCCCGTGAACGGACGATCAAAAGGAATGGTGAGACGACGACGAGCAAGACCAGACGTGTAGTCAGTGGATTGGATGGCTTCATTGGCAGTAATGATAACCATCCCGTGGTATTGGAATGGATCTGCCGCATCACCTTGGTACTTACGCTCCGAACGGATCCAATCATTGCCAGTGATTGCTTTCAACCTGGACACAGAACCACCCCAACGATCTGCGTCTTGGAACAGAAGAAGTTTTTTGCCCATGTAGGCCGCTGCTTCAAACCTGTTCTTCTCCATGTTTTCAAAGTCTGTGGAGTAGGTATTGTTCTTTCCAACCAATGCAACAGCAAGGTTTGCGTAGGTGGACTTACCTGATTTACCTGGGCCAACAATCTCTAAAAACTTCTGGATCTCGTAGTTACCAAGCAGCGTTGCTCGTAGCCATGCCCGAAGCACCTGGGTACGATTCCAGGAATTATGTTGCGTGTGCTTCAACCATTTAATGATTTCTTCACAGGTAGCCGATGGGTCATATTCGTACGGCATCTGCTGCGTCATATGCAGATTCCGATCGAATGGAAGAAGGGTACGTGTGTCTACTTCCAATACACCGTTGGTAAAGAGAAGGTAGTCGGATCCGTCATACCAATCATCAAACGGCACCAGTGCTTGGAGCTGTTTATAGATGTCCTCCATGAGGTTGTGATTGAACCCCCTGGGTAATGTGTCGGAGTATGTCAGTACTTGCAGCTTCTCGCGGATTGTCCCATACATATCGATTTTGGTCATCTTGGACCATAATCCTTCCGCTGGGTTGTATAAAAAGAACTGATTGTGCGGTTGACTAAAAAGGAGGTTCCCCATATACATACTGAGTACCTCATCCGCGATGACATTTGATGGCTGATTCCGCCCCCTTGCATCTTTTGGTTCTTTTGTCTTCTCTGGAGGCCACGCCGTCCGCTTTGAAGTGGATTGACGGGTACGCGTTGCAGGAGCTTCAAGTTCAGCCAGCTTTTCCATGTGTTCTAAGATCTCTTGCTCAAGTTCAGGGTGATGTTCCGCAATTGCATTTAGTGTCGCATCATCAACAGGAAGCGCCCGATAGTCCTCAGACGGAACCCAACCGTTCTCCTTCGCCGTATGGATCAGAGAACCAATCCCACGGCCACCACTTTTACTGAAGGAAAGCCAACGCTTGTGGCACTCACCATCTTTGTACTTATCGGATTGTTTGGACCATTCATCCCATTGATCCAACAGCGATTCGTCCAGGCTGTGGAGCGACTGACCGACCATGATCCAGATGTCGTAGTCATCCGCAGCTTCTGGCGGCATACCCCACATGGCTTCAGTGGCCAGCTGGATGTCTCGCTCCAAGCTGATGACGCTCTGAACAACGAAGTTCCCACCGACGATGCGTGAGACTTCCTGGGCTGGCTTCCCTTGCTTGGCGTTTTTGGTGATGATGCCATTCAGGATCCAGTCCGGGAGTTCAGGCAGCTTGTCCGCCCATTCAAAACCAAGCCCTTCTCCTGTGTAGTACCCATCTGTCTCTGGGTGAAGACCCATCAGCACACCCTGGTGCTTCTTCCAAAGGATCTCAAGCTTTTCTTTGTTTTCTTCAGCGTGCCAAATGTACTTGTTGCGAAGAAATTGCTTGTGCTTTTCCCTGCTTAGTTTGTAGAGTTTGCGTTCGCGGCCGATCTTGCCACTGAAGATGGTAAGGGTGGGAGGCAGCGCATCTTGTAAGGGGAGACTACTAATCTCTTCGATGAGTTTGTAGACGCTTGGTCCGTCAACATCAACCCAAACCAAACCATAAGGAAGGTTATAGGCAGGGCCGCCAAGTACGCCAATTGCTTTACAGTCACCTGTTGCTAGCTCCTCTTCAATTTCTTTGACACTAAATGGTTTGTTCTGCCAGCCCTGGATGTAAGGATCTTTATTTGCACCGAGTGGAGTCAGTGGCCAGTCAATTGGGATGAGATCAATCCGAATTTCGCCGGGCTTAAGTGCTTGCTGGTTCTGACTTGTCATACTTCCGCTTGCTGCAGGATTTCTACTTTAAGATCTTTCTCGGGGAATGAGCCTTCCTTTAGGATGTTGTAGGCATGGAGATGCATTGTAGACGGAAGGACAAAAAGATCCCCATCAACCGCACTGTTCATGCGGCTTGAAAGGGTCTGCAGCCATTCGCCTACGCCAATGACGTAGGTGCACATGGGAGTTGTTCGTTGTTCTTTTATCTTAGGCGGCCCAAACCATGCGGACCACCAAGAATGTATTAAGTTCGTTGAGACTCATTAGACTCAGCTTCTTTATATTTAGCCCTCTTATCAATTGCTTCAAATTCTTTCATCATCTTGTGATATAGCGCCACAGCATCCTCCCTGGTGACTACCGCACGCTCACTTGCGATCTGCCATGCGAGACGCTTCCTGCACTCCATCTTGCCGTTGGGGTTGTATCTCGTCATTGTACCAAGGCGCACGCAGTTCCATGGCCCCACCTAGCTTTTGGGATTCACCAGGCTGGAGCACAGAGTCAATCGGATACTCACGATAGATTGGTTTGTGTTGTTCTTCCCGTTCTATCTCAGACTCAATCCGATTCTCAAGCTCTATCATATCGAGACGAGCTTTGAGCTTAGCCTCAAACCAGATGCGTTTCCACCACTTGATAGCAGCGTTAAGCGTGTCTTTCAAGATATTGTTTAGCTGCATCAAAAAGAAGCGGATCTTCATTTAACAATCCTATTGCACAGTTACATTTTCCACATAGCAAAGACCGCACTTTGTCAGTGTTATGACAATGATCAACTACAAATTTTTTTCCTACTCCACCAGGATCAGTTGTTTTACAGATAGCGCACATGCCGTTTTGTTCAGCAAACATTTGTTCATATTGTTTTAACGTGATTCCATAAAGTCTTTTGAGAGTTGTATTTCTTCTTGAGCGTTTTGCTTTTTCAGGATTGTTTTTAATCCATTCTTTGTTTTTTGCTCTTCTGCATGAATTGCACCAAGATGTTAAGCCTGTTTTATTTCTTGGATCTTTGTGAAACTCTTCGGGAGGTTTTGTTTCATTACATTTAGGACATTTTTTGGAAAAATATTTAGTCATTTAAATAAGATCCGGATCGTAGACACCACAGCGTTCGATTTGAGAGTAATACTCAGAAACCAATGCATACCAGTCAGTGTGCAAGCTATCCAAAAATTTACGAGAGATTTTAAATACCTGCGTTCTTACTGGCGTAGAGACCAAGATTGCCGCCTGCTGGACCTTCATGCCAAGGGTCTGGGTAATACCCAAGTCGTAAGCTGCGAGCTGTTTCAGCGTCTTCTTGAATTTAAGATGCCCACCTAGCAGGTCTCGCCATTCTTGCGATCCTTTCTCTAGGTCTTTCGGCCACTTTCTACTGTAAGGTTTTACGCTTGTTTTGAGGTCAGCAAGGGTTAGCTT